GCTCACTGGTCCGCTAGAGCTGAACCTGTTATCCGCAAGTGCAACTGGATCCACATCACTCGTTGTCGCACCAGCAAGAGTGCCTAAGGATGCGCCAACACTTGGGTTAGCAGCGTTCGCCACCAACTGGTTATAAATAGCATCAGCGTCGGCTTGACCTGTTGCCTGCTGAATCAGCGGGGGTGTTACAACGTTAGAAATAGCCGCAGGCGTGTACTCAACGCCCGAGGCGCTGCTTGGCAGATTCTGAATAACTCTATCAAGCTCTGCATCTGCGTCATAAGGCGCTGCGTCTAATTCAGTGCCAACGGGCGACCTGTTTGACCCCTCAATCGGCAACGCCTGTGCGTTTGTTGCACCTAGCTCGTACTTGACTGAGTCAATAGTTGATGTGAGTGCGTCTGTAATATTAGCCTTGATGTCCTGCACGACTTGGCTATTGCCGATCATGCCCATGACGCTTGTTAAGCCTGAGTTGACAGCGCCCATGATTGCAGCCGTGCCAATGTCACCGCCTCTGATTGCAGCAACAACAGAGCTAGAAATCGCTGAGTTAACCGCTCTCTGAATGCTTGGATCAGTGATGCCCGCACCGTTTAATACGCCTGCCGTGCCTGCAGGGATAACGTTTGAAAGCGTCGCCGTGATGGCACCGCTCAGCGCAGCCTGCAAGGGGTCTCTACCCGTTGCAGCAGCAATTGCCGTTGCGATCGCAGTCTGGGTGCCGATCTGAGCAAGTGCGCCGCCGCCTAATAAGCCAGCACCTGCAACGCCTGCGCCGCCCGTAACAGCGCCCAGAGCGCCTGCTTTTAATACATCACCGATATTGCCACCTTGTGCAGCAGTGACAGCAGCGTTGATTGCTGCAGTCCTAGCAGCAGCCGAGGCAGCCGCGCCCCAGTTTATACCCTGAGAGGCGAGCTGACCGCCCATTGTTGCAGCAGCGCCTGCTTCAGAGAGTGTGCCGCCCATTAAAGCTGCGGCTTCTGCTGCTGTTAGCCCTCCTGCTGCTGCACCACCAATTCCCGCAGCGTTCATCAGCGCACCACCAACACCGCCCGTTGCCATCGTAGCGGCAAGAAGTAATGCACCTTGCACCATATCAGCAGGAATCTGACCGCCGTACTTTCGTTCGTTTATGTACAGCAGATCCTTGACCGTTCTCCCCGTTTCAGCAGGTACACCAGTGTTATAGATCGTCGTGTTGCCTGTTAAAGGGTCAATAAATAAAAACTGACCCTGCTCGTTGCGTTGCTGAATTTTGCTGTCAAGCGACGCAGTCTCATTTGGCTTGAGCGCTAACCCAAGAGACATTGGGTCAATAATTAACTCACCCTCCCGCGTATTTAACCCCGCACTAACCGCGTCAACTAAGATACCCTTTAAGTTGCCTTGCTCGTCGTAAAACTGAGTTGGCGTGCCTTGAAAATTCGGCCCTACATGTTGCGCCAAAGTGTTTGGGTCAACTGGATTGATACCTGTGTACTCAATGGGTTGCCCCAATTCTTTTCTTTCGCCGCTATTTACATCTAAGTAATAGGGTGCAAAATACGCACCTGTAAAATCGTCATAAGATTCTGGTTGATACTCCCACTGTGGGGCTTGTGCTGCAGCCGTTAATGGGGCGACGGGCGACAACCCGTAAGACTGACCCTCAGCGCTCGATCTGAGCTGCTCTCTTATTTGCTCACCCGTCATGCCCTGATTGAGTTGATTGGTAAACGTAGCCATACCGCTCGGATCGGCTTGCCGACCAAACTCTTGTTGGTAGATATCGTTTACTGTCTGTTGCCATTGATTTACAGGGGTAGGCGTTAGAGGTGCACCAGAGTAACTGGGGTCAACAAATCCGGGCGATTCGTAGACAGGAGCAGGTGCATTTTCTGCGGGAGCAGAAGGCGCAGGAGCAGAAGGCGCAGCCTCTGGCGGTGGAGCAGGAGCAGGAGCGTGGTACGCTTCATACGCTGCATCAGCAGCAGCTTGTTGAGAATTGTCAGTTTCGTAAAAATAATTCCCCATGTCACTGCCGCCGTGCAACCGTAGACCACGCCCGCCGACAGGGGTTCCGCGCCCTTGAAAGGCTCTAAGCGGCAATAAGTCTAAGGTGTATTTCATTGCGTAGCCTTAGTGAAATTCTTTTCGTAATTGATGTAGCCAAGATTCTTTAACAGCGGCGTGTAGTCTTGATAAGTCTTGCAGCTCACCATGATGCGCTTAACCCCGCCCGCTTTCAAAGCCCCTTCTGCGTTCTCAAACATCTGTTTGCCCCAGCCGCGGCGACGGTACTCAGGCTTGATGTAGTACCAGTCTTCAAACGCCATCAAGTAGTTCTTGTGTCTAATGTGCGGATGCACCCAAAACCCAATCCACCCGACTAACTCGCCATTCACTCGACAGGTGATAAAGCAGTACATCTTCTGCGACCTAGCGTACCGATCCCAATCAATGTCAAGCGTTGTGTCGCTAAAAAAGTTTACCTCTGCATGATGAGCAACCGTCAGCGGCTTGAGCTCATCAACTACATCACTAATATGCTCAAGTTTAAACTCTGGCATCATGGCTGTATGCTCATAATGCCAACAAGTGAAGCCGCCCAGTCTGACCAATCAGCAAAGCTGCGGCTGTCGGGTATGTTTGAGCTCATGAAGTAACCGTTACCTGACATGCCGTCTGCCCACTCGCGCCACTTGTCCTCAGTAACCACACCCAACTGCTGCGGCGCAAACAGCTCAGCCGTGAGCGAGCACCACGAGTCCCAAGTATGACCCCTCGGATCGTACGTCGTCATGGATTTCCCGTTGATCTCATATCGCCTACGTCTGCTGAGAGCAGGTTCAGACCGCACTCGTAGTTGCCGTTGACGACGTTGCTCTCAAAGCGCAGGCGCATCTCTCTGCGCTGCTCACGCAGGTCAATCTTGAGCGTCGTGGGCGAGAACACGTAAGCCGCGCTCACCTGATCCACGTCAGATGCGTAGCCCTTGCCCGTAACGTACAGGTTCATGTCCTCGGACTGTATAAAGTCGGGCTCAACGCGCTCGAGCCTGATGTAGTTGTTCATACCCACAGCGTCGTTTTGGTTTGGACCACCGTTGACCCAGCCAATGCTGTCCGTCTCAAAGTAACTCTGAATCGCGCTTTGCTGACTCAAATTCACAAGGTTCGTGCCCGTCTCGTGCTGCCAGAGCGTGTAGGTGCCCGAGTCATTAGTCTCGGTGCCTGCCCAGATCGGGCGACGAAACACCTCAGAAAAAGTGCCTGCAGCGCGACGAGCGCCTAGAGCCTCGCCCGCGTCGTACCAGATCTTGTCGCGCACGTTATAGATGATCGCGTCTGTGCACTCTGTAGCATCGCCTTTAGGGTAAAACCACCATATCTCGCCCCAACGAGGTATCTTTGTTGCCCAGACTTTTTGACGCTGCGCGTAGTTGACGTTGTCAAAGAAATAGTTGATGTTCGTGTTGTTAGCGACCTCGCTCACGACGCCGTTGTACATTAAGAAGCGATCTACGCCGCACCAAAAGAACAGCCCGTCGTACTCAATCACGCTTGATGACGACAGGATCGAGCTCTGGCTCGTCACGATGTCGTAGCGCCAGTAGATTGTGCTCGTACCCACAGTTGTTGGCGCGTAGCTCACGCGAATGAGCGAGTCGAGAGACCAGAACAGCCCTGAGGGCGCAGTCGTGCCGCCCCTGACGGGCAAGCCCTTGACGATCTTGCCAGCAGAGACAGTGTTCTCGTTTGAGTCAGCCGAGACCCAGTCTTGAAAATTGCCCGCCGAGCAGTTCTTGATCAGACCGTTGTTGCCGTACACAAAGAGGTACGGGTGCAGCATGACGCAGCCACCAGACACGCTGATGTTGTTGTTAAACGTCAACGTCAGAGCGCCAGCAGTTGAGACCGTGTTTGAGAGCGTCACAGTCGTGGTGCTCACGCCCAAAGCCACGATGCTCACTGTTGTGCTTGCTGGAACACCTGTGCCCGTTACTGTCTGACCAACAGCAATAAGCGCGTTGACTGAGGCGATCGTGAACACGCTTGGCGGGCCAATCACCATCGTGCCAGCAGCCGTGAAAACGCCGACCTGACTCATCGCGCCTGTTGGGAAGTCACCAATCAGCACCGGCGTGTTGAGCGTGTTGTCAATGTGCAAGAGATTTAGACCCGGATGCGCAATCAACGTCTGATTGCCTGAGCCGCCAGAGTCAAAGCCGATGTCAAACTGCCACAAGTTAGTCGGGTCTGCCGTGAAGTTACTCAGCGAAATGTTGGTCGGACCCGAGCCCACGCCGTCATCGTCGTCTGTCACCCACTCTTGCAGGCCGTCGCTCCAACCTGAGTAAACGTAGTTCAGGCCATCCTCTGAGCTCATGATCATGCCGCGGCTAATGCCCGAGGCGTTCTGAAAAATCCCTCGGTAACCGCCTATCTTACGCGGGCGACCGCGCTGAAAGCGCACCCACTTGCCGTCTACGTAGACAGGCGCATCAAACTGCGTGCCATCGCGCTGGATGCCCGGCTTGATGTTGAGCGAGATAACTTTTGCTGTCAAAACGCGCCTCCCGAAACACCTGCGGGCACGAACAAACCGGACGTGGTGAGCGTGAGTGCGTTTGCGCCGTTCAGGGCAAAGCCCACTTGATTTGTTGCAGGTTGGTACAGACCCGTGTTTGTGTTGCCTGTAAAGTTCAACGATGGCGCAGCAGCCGAGCCTGAGTTAATCGTGAGCGTCGTGACCGTGCCGCCAGAGGCGCTTGATGAGTTATAGACGTTTGTGCCGTCACAGACCACAGTCAAGGTCTGACCCTGCGCAACCGTTACCGTTGCCGCACCGACCGCGGAGGTCTTAAAAGTCAGCGAGAACGCGCCAGTCGTCTGGTTGTTCAAGTAATAGATCTGAACGGTCGAGGGCAGCACGACAATCTGGTTTGAAAGCAAAGCCCCTGAGTAACCCTGCACGACGTTGGCGTACTCAACCGCCGTGAGGGTCGTGGTGCCGCCCGTGACGACCTTGGCCAACTGGGTATAAGCAAACGTGTTTGAGCGCCCATACGCAAACGTGGCGTACCCGTCAACGCCGTTTGAGACGATGACCAATGACTCAGTCAATTGAAGCTGCTGCGTAGCTGCTGTGTCAATCGTGTCTGTGCCGCTTGGGGTAAGCGTCAGGATGCCTGTGCCGCCGTTGCGCACCATGACAAACCAACCGTTACCGACGGTTGCGGCTGTGGGCAGCGTGATCGTGCCTACGCCGCCTGACCAGACCAAGAACTGAGCACGGTAGGTTGTGTTTAACGTAACGCTTGAAAAGACCGAGCTCTCGGCATATTGCTGATTCAGCGTCGTGCTAATTGCGGTCAGACCGTAGCCTGCCAAAGCCGCAGCGTTTGCCGACGAAGTACCCGCTCCAAACGTGACGGTAGACCAAGTGCCGTTGTTTGTTGTGTTATTGGTTAAGAAGATGTACTGAGCAATACCCGAGGCAATTGAAACAATTGTGTTGCCTGAGATGTCTGTGACCGTGAAAGTGTTTGAGCCGATGTTCTGAATCAGCACGCTTTGACCTGTGCTCACCTGCAGCGCAGAGGGCAGGTACAGCTTTAAGCTGCCAACGGTCGCCGTGACCTGAATGATTGCGGCGACAACGTCTGTGCTTGTTGTGCCGTTGATCGGCCAGTCTAGCTCAGTGTCTGTAGAGATCGTGAGCGCTTCGTAGCCAACTTGCGATGGGCTGATTGTTTGGCCAGTGATCGGATTGACGTATGAATTTGGCATGACTACCTCTAAGAGTCCACGGCGATTGCTGAGCGATCACCCACGCGAGTCACATCCTCGGCTTTGAGCGCCTGCATTGCCATGTCGTACTTCTGTTGGAATATCTGACGTGCGTCGTCTTTAAGGTAGATCACCGCCTGAAGCAGCGCACCAAAGATCATTGCGTTCGGCGCATTGTTTGTGATCCAGTTAGTCTGGTTCGTTGATGACAGCGGCTGCAAGCGCTGGTAGACAAGCACCTCAAAGGTGTACCCCTGATCGGGGATCGGCGACACGAACCAGTTGTCGTAGTCGTAGTCGCCGTAGTACAGCGGCAGACCCTGTGGGCTCTCTGCATTGTAATTGGTCAGGTACTCGTACTTGCGCAGGAAGACGGGGGTCTTCTCGCCGCCCGAGGTGACCGACATTGACACAGTTTTGCGCCATCTGGCGGGCTTTTGAATGATCGGGTTACCAACCGACATCACGCCTTGGGCGACCTCAATCTGACCGAGCGTCTTGATCTGCTGAGCAATTTCAAACTCAGCCAAGGTGATAAATACGGGGATTTGATCAACAACGGCTGCGTCATTACGCTCGAGATACTGCTCGATCGTTGTGACTAAGCTGTCGTAAGTTAGAGCAAAGCTCGCGGTCATAGCGCCACCCACAAAAGTAATTTTGAGAGCGTTTTATCACAAAGCGCTTGATTTGACATTTTAACCTTTATCGCACTAATTTAAAACCACAATTTAGCCGAGCATCGAGCTTGCCTTGACCTTAACTGCTGCGACACGATTAAGCCAACCGTTGCCATAAGTTTTGTAATCATCCAGCCCACGGTAAAAGACTACTTTTTCTGCGCTAAACCGTTCAATTAACGTAACAGGGTCAAGCGCCCAAACAGCCGACATTGTGATCGGTCCTAGCGCACCATCAGGCGTAGTACCTACAGCAGTCTGCAAGAGCTTAATCGAGCGTCCCGGACCCGCATTGACCCCCATATCAAAGACTAGGTAATCAATCCCGCTTGGTAACTCGTCAGCACGAACAACGTCCCAATACTTCTTCTTGTACAGAGGTTCAACATCCGCAGGAGTTAGCTTACGCATCTGGTCATGGGTGACTTGATGCCCAACGTGTTGTTCCCAGTTGTACTGAGTTACACCCAACATGGTCGAGCCTTTACGTCCGTCTGATAACTTGTTGCCGTTATCACGCTCGTCGTCTGTGAAACCACCTTCTGAGGCGAGCATCTGTTCAAACGCTTTCTGCCAATTGTGTTTCATTTCTTCTGTGCGTAAAAGAGTGTGCGATCCCCGAAGAGATAGAAGCCGACTGCCGAGGCAAAGTTGTTGACGGCGGGATTGTCTTGACCTGTGAGCATCATGAATGACCAAGTACCCAGCACAATCGTACCCACAGCGGGTCGCATAAGCCTCACAACCGCCTCAACCCAAGGGTAGGTAGAACCGCCCCCACCCACGTTATTCATTGCCTTAAACATCTCAAGGTCGGTGTTACGCATCTGCGTGTACTCACCAATGTTTGTAGGTTTGTATACGTCGGTTTGAATGAAACGCCCGATCAGGGATTTCCCTAAGACAACGGCAAGTGGTCCTAATGCAGCAAGTAGGGTAATTGGGTCCATTAAAACCTCACATTTTTAAACCAAGCCACTATGCGCCAGCACCACGCTTTGAACGCTTCCCA